CCCGGATCAAAGGCGAGATCAAGTGTGAACTCAAGCTCGGCATCACCGCGGACTTCAAACCCTGCGAGTTCTTTGGTAAGGACGTGTGGTTCCGCGGCCTGCCAGACTACCTCGCGCTCAACCATGAGACGGGCGTTGCCCGCGTCGTAGACTTCAAGACGGGTAAGTCCAGCCGGTATGCGGACACATCGCAGTTGGAGTTGATGGCGGCCATGATAATGATCCACTACCCCGACGTAAAAGTGGTGAAGGGCATGCTGCTGTTTGTGGTTGCCGACGACATCATTAAGGCGGAGTTTTCTCGGGCCCAACTACCTAGCATCTTGGCCAAGTGGGCGGGCGAGGCCTCGTTGATTGAAGCTGCTGTTGGCCACGGAGTGTGGAACGCCAAGCCGAGCGGCCTCTGTAAATTTTGCCCCGTCGCTTCGTGCGACCATCATAGGAGCTAACCATGGCTACCAAAAAACGAGATTACGCCGCCGAGTACGCTAAGTACCAAGGCCAACCCGAGCAGATTGCCAATCGTTCTGCCCGCAACGGCGCACGGCGCACCTACGAAAAAGCCAACGGTACGGTACCGGAGGGCATGGATGTAGACCACAAGAAGGCGATGTCCAAGGGGGGCACGTCGAAGGCCAGCAACCTGCAGGCAGTGGCCGCCAAAACCAATCGCAGTTTCTCACGCAATAAAAATGGCTCTATGAAGTCGCAAACTAGCAAACGCGAAGCCAAAAAGTGATATAGTTTCGGAGGGCACTTTTCATAGGGTGTTCTCCTTAGTTGAGTTGACATGAGTTTGCGCGGTAGTTTAGGCTACCGTGCTTTTTTCGTCGCCTAAAGGAATTTCCGTGCAAATTATTGACAACCGGGCCTTGCTGTTTACCACCAAGAAAGCGGATCAGATCACCGCTTTGATCCCAAAAAGTAGAGTCCTTGAGCGCAACGGCGAGCTGGCTAGAGTGCTGGTGAACTGGGGCCCTGACGAGGCTAAGCTCCTGCGTAACCTACGTATTAAAAACGTGCCGCACCCCATCACGGGTCGATACAAGTGGGCAGGTGTGTACACACCGTTTGCACACCAGCGAGTCACCGCGGGGTTCTTGGCCACACACCAGCGATGCCTCGTTTTGAGCGAAGCCGGGACTGGCAAAACCGCAGCAGCAGCGTGGGCTGCGGACTACTTGATACAGCAGGGCGAAATCAAACGCGTACTTGTTGTATGCCCCGTCTCAATCATGGACACCGCATGGCGAGCAGATCTATTTCGCACGGTCATGCACCGCACGGTGGCCATTGCATCCGGATCTCGTGAGCGCCGGGAAAAAATTATCAACGGTGACTACGAGTTTGTCATCATCAACTTTGATGGCGTCAAGGTGGTGGGAAAGGCGCTAGAGGATGCGCAGTTTGACCTCATCATCGCTGACGAAGCGACTGCCCTGAAAAATGTCCAGACCGATCGGTGGAAAGCCATGAACGCGCTACTCAAACCGACAACACGCTTGTGGCTCATGACCGGCACCCCGGCATCCCAATCCCCAGTAGACGCCTACGGCTTGGCCAAGCTGGTTGCCCCAGATCTCATGCCGAAGTTTTACGGAACGTTTCGGGATTCCGTGATGTACAAAGTCACGCAGTACAAGTGGGCAGCAAAGCGCGACGCGCAGGATACCGTATTCAAAGCGTTGCAGCCTGCAATTCGGTATACAAAAGAAGAGTGTCTTGACCTGCCAGACATGCTGTACACCACCCGTGAGGTGCCACTTACAACGCAGCAACAGAAGTACTACGACCTCATCAAGAAGTCGATGGTGGCACTGGCCGCAGGTTCGGAGATCACGGCCGTTAACGCAGCGGGACTGCTCACAAAATTGTTACAGATTTCTCAGGGCGTGGCGTACGCAACGGACAAAGAGGTTGTTGAGTTCGATGTGTCAAATAGGCTCAATGAGCTGGACGAAGTAATCCAACAAACCACGCACAAGGTTATTGTGTTTATCCCGTTTAGGCACGCGATGGAGAAAGTGCAAGACGAGCTATCCAAGCGGGGCTACGCATCGGACAGCATACATGGCGGAGTGCCTGCTTCGCAACGCGCCGACATCATCAAACGTTTCCAAACCGAAGCCAGTCCTCGCATCATCCTGCTGATACCCCAAGCTGCCGCACATGGAATCACGCTAACCGCCGCGGACACTGTAGTGTGGTGGGGCCCAACATCCTCTGCGGAGATGTATATACAGGGCAACGCCCGTGCGCACCGCGCTGGCCAGACGAACAAAGTCACAGTTGTCCGCTTGCAAGGCAGCCCGGTAGAGCGTCGAATGTACGACATGCTCGACGGAAAAGTAGACATGCACCAAGGCCTAGTCGATCTGTACAAACAGGAGATAGCTTGACACCGTTAATTAACTGTGTATAATTCAATACGGGGGGAAAGCGGATGCTGGACGGAAATCGGGGCGGTTACCCCGGCAAGTTACCCAGACGCAGCGAGTACCCCCACCCCAACTAAAGGACATAAAAATGACTGAAGCAACAGAGGCCCCTAGGTACGACGCGGATCGGCTTGTGCGGGTGTACATAAAAATCCGTGACGCCAAAGCCCAGCTCAAATCGGAGTTTGATGAATCCGTGGGGCGACTTGACGTGCAGATGGATGCGGTAGAGGCAGAGCTGCTAGCCCTGTGCAAGACTACTGGCCAAGACGGGGGCCGCACGGACCACGGCACATTCACCCGCACAGTTAGAACTCGCTACTGGACAAGCGACTGGCAGTCAATGTATGCCTTCATCAAGGAGCACAACTCGATTGAACTGCTGGAGCAGCGCGTGTCGCAGGGGAACATGAAGGTGTTCCTCAAAGAAAATCCGGACAAGCTCCCTGCCGGACTTAACGTTGATTCTAAATACGCGATCACTGTACGGAGGCCAACCAAATAGTTCTGCCCTAAGCCAACCCTAATTAATTTTCAACTGCCTTTCAACTAACCCTAGAGACCCATATGTCCGAACTCACACTTTTTAAATCCGGTGCCATCCTCCCTGACTACTTGCGCGGCGAGCCCGATGAGCTAACGAAGCGCCTTGCTGGTGGTGCCAGCATGAAGACCATCTCTACAGAAGGCGGCGTGTTCCGCATGATGGTCGGCGGCGATGAGGTTGCCAAGAACGAAGAGCGCTGGATGAACGTCGTCATCGTCAACGCAGCGCAGCACGTAACCCGTGCCTACTACGAGGGCACATACGTCAAGGGCGAATCCAACGGCCCCGTCTGCGCATCCGGTGACGGTAAGACTCCTGATGCAAGTATCGAAGCCCCACAAAGCAGCTCGTGCGCTACCTGCGTAAAAAACATCGCAGGTTCTGGCCTGAACGGTTCCCGCGCTTGCCGCTTCAATCAGCGCTTCGCCGTGCTGCTTGAGAACGATTTGGCGGGTAACGTGTACCGCCTCCAGCTACCGGCCACTTCGCTCTTCGGTAAAGCCGAGGGTGACAAGATGCCACTGCAAGCCTACGCAAAGTTTTTGGCAGGCCATGGCGTTCCGATGTCGGGCATCGTAACTGAAGCTCGTTTTGATACGTCGGCCGCCGTTGCAGTACTGAAGTTCCGAGCTGTCCGCCCGTTGACGCAGCCGGAATTAGCAACGGCCCGTGCGCAAGGAGCATCCGAGGACGCACTGCAAGCCGTCGAGTTCAAGATGGCTACACCGAAAGAAGTTCCTGCGCTGCCCCCTGCATTTGCAAAGCCATCTGTCAAAGCCGCGCCTATCGAAGCGGAGCCAGAAGCTACTGCAAGCGATCCGGTAAAGCGGGCGTCTAAGAAGCCTGAACCTATCGCCACTCCGAAGGCTCTTGAGGAAGCGTTAGACGCATGGGGCGCTGACGATGAGTGATTTCCGGGGCTATTCCTACACCATCGTCAAGGCGATTGCGGCAGCAGACCAAACTCTGCCCGGTGTTAGGTTGGCTCATGTGTGCGTTACCCATGACATATCGGTGGCTTCGGTTGCCGAAACGTTGGGGGTTTCCCGTCAAACGGTGTACTCATGGTTCATCGGGCGGTTCAAGCCGCGACAGCACGAAGCCAATCGCATCGAAGAATTAATCTTGCGCTACACAAGAGTGCGAGTATAGTTGCCCCCGGGGCTAGAGGAAGCTGATCCCTTCCTGACAACGCGGAACACGGGCCGCGGCCCCACCTTTTACACTCGTTCCTAACTCGTGAGGATTCGTGGACCATTCTTTTTATAGAGCCGTACTGCCCCCCGAAGGCCCCTACTGCGTAGTAGGAATCAAATCCGGGGCGCTAACGCACACATACCATGCCTCCATTGAAGACCTAATTGCCCGCGGTGCAGTTCTTCGGTCGAGAGATTCCAACGTATTCTTTGCCCTTGCCAGCTTCGTGGACCAAGCCGAAGGGCGTAAAGCCACAAACGCGAAAGCCCTGCGCTCGTTTTTTATTGATCTGGACTGCGGTGCCGACAAGCCATACGCGAGCCGTGATGAAGCCGCCGTGGCGCTCAAGGCATTTGTTGCGTCAGCTAGCCTACCTACTCCGTTTATCGTGAACTCGGGCCGCGGCCTGCATGTTTACTGGCCGTTCCATGAAGTGCTCGATGTATCAACGTGGCGGTTGATGGCCCGCAGGTTTAAGACTCTCTGCGTAGAGCACAAGCTCGGCATCGACCTGACCGTTACTTCCGACGCAGCGCGGGTACTACGCATGGTGGATACCGAGAACCACAAAGTTGTGCCGCCGTTGCCCGTGCAGTTGATGGTTAGCGGCGTCATTAGCCCGCTGGCTACGCTTGAGGCACTCCTCCCCGCCGGTGAGGATTCGATGGACTGGGACGCAGCGCGTGCCGACGGCGTAGACGATATGACCCGAGCATTGGCCGGAGGTGACTACCCAGCAACGGAGTTCGCCCGTATCGTTCGCCGCAGTGTCAAAGGCAACGGCTGCGCCCAGATCGCTCATGCAGTGCTTAACGCTGCCACACTAGAAGAGCCCCTGTGGCGGGCGGCGTTGTCAATTGCTTGGCGCTGCACAGATGCAGAGACCGCGGTGCAGGCACTATCACGCGCACATCCGGAGTATTCACCCGAAGCCACCCTGCGTAAAGCGCAAGAGACCAAGGGCCCCATGACATGCGATTGGTACCGGGACAACTACAGCGCAGCTTGCACGGGATGCCCCCAGCGTTGCACAAGCCCGATCGCTATTGGCCGCAAAGTTGAAGCCGCCACCATCGTCAATGATGCGTACGTCGTGGACCAGCAGCTTGAGCCCGACAACGTGGAGTCCGGCGTACCGCAGACCGTGCAGGTCAACATCCCTGTGTACCCGTCGCCGTATTTTCGGGGCATCCACGGCGGGGTATTCCTGAAG